CCGATCAGGTATCCTAATACCTTGATATTTATTTCAGTCATAAACTGGCGAGTTTCCTCGGCTAAGTCTGATACATTGTTGGTGTGCGTGAATTCGCTATCTATGAAGGCTTCATACAGGTGCCCATTCCGTCTCATAGCAAAAGCGTTAATTTGTCCCGGCCGGGCAATGAATGGAGCTAGGAGATCGTTCTGCTGCTGTTGGTATTCTGTTATTAAGGCGATCTTATAGTTTATAGTCACATAGACAGGGATCGGGATAGATAGAGTCTGAACAACAATCTTTTTATTTGTTCGTGGATAGTAAAGCTGGTGTTTGGCGTCTTTGGGCATTCTTCTCATTTGAGATGCAGCTGCAAAATTGCGCGTCTTGTCTTCTAAGATTCTTCTGGCGATCACCATACGTCCGGAGCGTCCGTTCTTTTCATTTGCGTATATTTGTGCTTGAAAGGCGCCTTTTCGTTCAGGATCTTTAGTCACGGCTGTACGTTCAACACTGATCAAGGGAAGCTTCAGGGCATCGCCGTCATCTCTCAATTCTTTCTTGTTTTTAATTTGGAAAGAGCGCTCGGGAACTTGCCACAGTACAGGCACCGTCTTTCTTCCTTCGTTGGTCAAAGCCTGAAGATCTAAGTCCTCTTTAACCCACGACATTATCGCATAATCTATATTTTCGATGTTGGATGCGAGCATTCCAACCTCTTTTAGACCGATAGAGCCAGTTCCAGGAAGTTCAGGAAGCATTGCAAAGTCAAAGTTATCAGGTAGCATCGAATAATCCCTTTCTTGCTCTCTTACATATAGCGCTGATCTCAAAACCGTGCTCAACTTGCCCAAAAAGCTTACTCACTTCGGTTAATTTGACTATCTCGTAGTAATAATCGCCATATAAAACAAAATCACCCTCTCTCACATATAGATCTTGATCTTCTTCAAGTCTTCTTTTGTGAAAGTGGACATTTATCTCCCACGTTTTATCTATACCAGCACTTTTAAGGTAATCTGTCGAGTAATTGCTGAATTCTACTAATGCATAGATGCGCACGGGTGGCAAATAGGTCTTATTAATCGCTTCTCCGTATAGTTCGTGAAAATCTGTTCGTTCCATGTCGATCGGGTAATATAAGATCTGTTGTCCGATGATCTTTTCAATAAGCTCATCGTTAACCTGCTTTACAAGGTCTCGTTCTTTTTTACCTAGGAACAGCGGCGGTGGGGGCTGCTCAGGTCTTTTCCACTCGTCTGACATATCTTACTATCCCACAAAAATTGGCAACGGAGAGTTCTTGAAGGTTGTAGCGGCTGCCTCAGATTTTTCGCTATCCTTTTTGATAAGCTCAGTGTATTCCATACTCGTAAGGATTTCTAATAGCTTATCTTTTAATTCTTGCTGTTCAGTCTTGGCTTGACTCAACAAATCTGCATGATTGAGGGTGACTGACTGACCTGGAATGGGAATGGTGGTAAACTTTCCTCGAATTTGCCCTAACATCTCCTTGCAAAGTGCTAGCGAATATTTTCTAATCCACTGTTTACCTATCGAGTTAATATTTCTAAAAGGAATATTACCATAAGGCAGGGAGTTCATATTATTGACACCCTCCATTCCGTCGTTGTAGCCGGCACCCAAAGCTGTCGAATCTGACTCAACATAAAATTGAAACCATATTTCACTATTCATAAAGGGAAACAGGCTTGGGGACGGAAAAAGGCGCAGCATATTGTTTTTAAGTTCGTAAGAATAGTGAGATGTTCGAGTAAATAAAGAGTCCTCGTACATGATCGCCTGCATCTTGTTCTGCCACGTTGGGATGATCTCAAAGGTTGAGTCATCGGCAAATTGTCCATAAGTCGACATATTTCCGACAACGCCCACACCGCCGTAGTATCCATAGAAGCGCCACATTGCGCGGGGAGATCTAAAGAAGACTTTTGTGATAAAGATTCTGCTGTCCTCGACTTTTCCGGAATAGGCGACCGGTCTTCCTTTTTCATCCTTGCCGCTAGTAGATGCATTTTCTACAATCGCCTGCAGGTTATAGTCCTGCGCTGCCTGCCTGGGTATTAGCGATCCTGAATAGATCGGAGTAGTACCACCCATATTCGCAAGGGTGGCTAAACCGTCGCCCACCTTCTTAGCATAAGACATCTGAAATTTTGGATATCTCAGATTAGAGCCTGTGGGTCCTTTTAGTTGCTTGCCTCGATGGTCAAAGGTTCCTGTAGTGTCTCCCAGGGCGTCAGAAAGCGCATTCTTACTCTGATGTAGGTTGATAATAAAGGAATACTCTAATACCGCCTCCTCGTACGCTGCGTATACATTTCCGGGGGTAAGCTCGATATCTACAACATCACCGCCGAGTTTCTTATAAACGTATCCGACCTGCATTGAGGCGCCGCTTAAAAAGTCAACGGAAGATGTATAAAACCCGATAGGGCAAGCTACAGAAACCTTCTTAGCACTACCTGTGCTTGTCAATATTACTGCACTGGTTTCTGATTTTGGATTGAGACTGGTTGGCACACACGATCCCTCCTAGGAATAAATAGTAAAGACGCTTACAAAACTCAAATCAATCAGCATAAACGTTTATTTTATGTGTTTCGTGAAATTGTTTTGGATTTTGTGATGCTTCTGCGCGTCTTTTTGACAGGTGCCTTTTTCTTGACCGGTGCAGCCTTCTTAATAACGGGGGCAGTAGCTGCTTTCTCCACTACGGTTGTCGCCTCTGTTGATTTTAAAGTTATAGGCGGTGTGACCGTATTCTCAAGTACCGGTGGTGTTGTCTTGATCTCCGGAGGAGTGGCGGTTATGATCGGTATTGCTACCTCGGGCTCTGTGACCGTCATGGTGACTACCGCTGATTCAGTCTCTTCAATCTTCATGATATGCCTCATGCGTGGGTGGCTGCTGTGTTTCGTGCCAAATTTCTTCTTTGATGAGAGCATTCTTCTTTTCTTTCCCATGTGGAACTCCTTGTGTTTTGTCCATTAATAAGTAGTTTTAAAATAACAAAACGAAAATCTCAAAAAATGGTCGGAGAAAAAAAATTGGGAGATCGGGGTTTTGGGGTTGTGGTCTCCAAAAGAAAAACCCCCTCCGAAGAGGGGGCAAATATGAAAACATATTTTAACTATCTCTATCCTAAAGATTGATATCCCTGAACATAGACATACAGCTTACCTGCAGTGAGCGCGGCTGTGCCAATAGTTATAACCACCGAGTCAGCTGCTACTGCTTTGCTGCCCTTTGCGGTCGTGTTGTGTGCAAGAGCACCATCAAAAGGATGAACACTAGCCGTGGTCAGGCTACCTTTAGCAATTGATGTCACAAATCCATTTGGATCGTCTAATCCGCCACTAGTGGCGGCACCAATCTCGACCGTAGCGGCGCCGGCGGACGTGACCGCGGTGTCAACCTCAAGCCAACCACCAGTTATCACGAAGCCTGCGGGGATCTGTAAAGTTCCTCCATCGGCGCCTTTTAAAACGTGCTCCGTGGCTGTCGCCGTATCAGTTCCAAACGTCCACTTATATACATAAGTCTGAAGCTGTGGTTGATCTGCCACAAACAGTCGAATATTTGCGGATCCTGCCGTCATTTCTCTCTTTAAATTTTGTATTAGTGCTTGGGTTCTAGCCAAGCCCACTCTTTTGGTTCCCATTTTTATAACCCTCCATTTGTAATCATGTCATTAAACATAGGAAAAGACCTTTTGGTCTTCTATCCATAAGTAGTTCCGCGCATTTGAAAGACTATGCGTCAAAATAACTTAATTTGTTATTATTCGGCCAATTAACTGGCGCTTGTCACGTATCTGACAGCCACTGTGCCCGCGGGGGATGCGACGCTCGATTCGCCGGCGCCGGTAACACACCAGTGACTAAATCCGAGACTAAAGACGATCCCTTCTGGAAATACATAACTGCGCTTGGCTCCATTCGGACAATAGAAGACCATGGTGGCGGCTGTAGTTCCGGGAGTACAGGATGTGGCATCCGCCAGTTTAAAATAAGCCACCTCAGAGCCGGATGCAGCGGTATTGTCAATCTCGACCATGTAAAGAGTGCCTGCGGCCGCGGTTGTATTGTCTTGTGCGGTTTTGTCTGCGGCGGTATCTTGTACTATTCTGGCTGCAAGGGGGTTATATTGTTTTGTTACTGTAACGGACATTTCTATGGTTCCTTTTGTCTCTAATATATAGTCTCAAACGTACGAAAGCCCCCTTCCGAAGAAGGGGGCTTTACGTTTTATTGGCTATTAACTTAATTATTAAGTAGTAGCGCCGGCTTCACCAAGTAGTCCGCGTACAATAACAAGACCATAGAGGTCAGGACGAACCATCTTCTTAGCGTAGCGAGTCATCACGCCCTTGCGGGGCACGAAGTCTTCGACGCCGAAGATTGTTGGTGTAGTTTGCAGTGGCACGTACGGTGCGTACACATATCCGCTTTCAAGGAAAGAGGATCCGCGACGACCAACGAGGATCACGTTGCGAAGGAAGTACGGGTCAACAATGACATCGAACTTCTTGCTCAGTGAACCAACCTTAACGGCTCCAATGGAACCACGGTCGTCATCAGCAGTGACGGAAGCACGGAATCCAGCAGTGAACTCAAGGATGTTTGCAACTTCAGGTCCGCAGACGACGAAGTTAGCTCCACCACGTAGAGTCTTACGATGGATTTGTGCAGACACATCATTGATGGTCTCCGCAAGAGTCTCATACCACTCGGAAACCGTACCAGTGAAGTCGGGAGCCGCTGAGGACGCACCAATTTCAGCACCGGTTGCACGGTTAACGAAGAGCCCCGGGGAACGCGACCAGTAGTAAGTAGAAGCAGTTGCTCCGCCTACAAGGTCACCAAGGATCTCGCGGTCAATCTCAAGAGCAATCTGCTCAGAGAGAATCGACGTAAGCTCGACTTCGGCGTCAAGATTGTGATAGGCATTAAGATCCTGTCCCAATTCTGGCGTCCACTTAGCCTTGAGCTTCTTGGTCTGCGCGGTGACAGCCACGGAATCGACTTTGATGTCGATCTCAGGAATCTGAGAGCTACCCTCAAGTCCCCATTCCGTAGCACCAACAACTGCACCAAGACGACCGGAGCCGGCGTTAGTGAAGGTATCGACGATTGGGACTGTCATAAAGAGAGAGTCGAGACCGCCGCCGGATCCGTTAACGGCGAGGGTGCCCGCAGCGTTGTTCAGAGTGAACACGAAACGAACTGCCTTCGTCGAAGTTGCCGACTCAGTTGCCGAAACACGCTGAGTTAAACGACGAACTTGATGTGACGGGTTGGATGCCGGGGTTGTCCAAGTAGCCATCGCTGCATCTAGCGCAGAAGATGAAATCTCGAATGCACCGAGATTATCAAAATCTGCAGTTGAAGATCCGGTCAAGAAATACTTCTGGTCTACATCGACAACAAGAACCCTATAGGCTGTTGAACTACCCGTAAGGGAATTGATATCTGGATCGTAATCAATCATTTTCTGATTGGCTGCGAGGCTGTTAGCTGCGGCTCCGTTGATGTTCCACTGCTTCTTAATGACGACGCCAGTTGGGCTCGCTTTCACCACGAACCTCGGAGATGCATATGCATAACCTCTTGCGCCAACAGTACGAGGACCAGGACGATCCTGAGCCAAGTTACCAACAAGTCCCAGACCACCAGTGATCTCGGAACCAACCTTATTACCACCATAGATCGAGGAACCAGAAATGTTACCAAATCTGTTCTTCGCTACACTCGCCGA